CGGTTTTTCGATTGTATCTTTTGACGGAAACGGAACATCAGGCGCAACTGTAGGTCATGGTTTAAGTCAAGCGCCAGAGTTAATAATTGTAAAAGGAAGAAACCTTAGTGGTTCAAGTGCTAGTGCGGGATGGGTTGTTTATTCCAAACCTGTAGGTAACACAAAGTATCTTTACCTAAACGAAACAGGTGCAGAAGCAACTGACTCTGGAAGATGGAATGACACTACACCCACTGCAAGCGTGTTTACTTTGGGCGATGATGGCGTTGTCAATACAAGTTCTTCTCCATACATAGCCTACTGTTTCCATTCAGTAGAAGGCTACAGCAAAGTAGGTAGTTACACCGGAAATGGAAATGCAGATGGCCCCATGATCCACACCGGGATGTCTCCAGCCTTTGTTCTTGTTCGCAAAGTGAGTGGTGACAACTGGGCGATCTATGACAACGCGAGAGACCCATACAACGTGATGAGCAAGCAACTTTATCCTGATTCAGATTCGTCAGAGGAAACATCAAGTGCGCGATACATTGATTTTGTATCAAACGGCATAAAGATTAGAGGAACTAACTCTAGGACAAACACAAATGGCGAAACTTACATCTACTTAGCCTTTGCCGAATCACCATTCAAGACATCTAACGCGAGGTAATTATGTGGTATAGCGAAACAATAGGAAAAATAAGAACGCCTCGCGCCTTAACGGTAAACGGCATCCAACATCCATCCAACATCTTCAGGGCTTGGTCATCACAGGAACTAGCCGACATAGGTATCTATCCTGCGCGTGTAGAGACTCCTGACAGCCGCTACTGGAACACTGGCGCGGAGTCTTACACCTTTACTGATGGCGAGTGGGTAATCTCTTACGACACCACAGAGAAGAATGTCGATGATCTTAAAGCAGACTTGATCGCAAAGATCAAAGCCCATGTTGGCTCGTTGCTTGCGCCTTCAGACTGGATGGTTATCAGAGCGGCAGACGGTGGTACGGCTATGGTAGAAGCATGGACAACTTTCCGTAACGAGGTTCGCGCTCACGGCAACAGTCTTGAGAATGGCGTTGAAGCCTTTGCATCTGTACAGGCGGTAAAGAATTTCCAGAACCATGAGGTACAGGAAGAGCGCAAAGTCTCAACCTATGACGATGCAGGTGTTGAAACGATTGGGCCGGATACTGAGACAGTCACACGCACTGTAGATAAGACCTATTGGGGTTGGCCTTCGGCTCCAGATGCGGAGGTTGATCCTTATCACGTTAGGTATTTGTAATGGCATTAATACAAGTAGACAGTGTAGGCCAAGTTGGAATCGTAAAAGAAACAAGCCCTTGGAACTTGCCACCTAATGTGTGGTCTGATGGCAATAATGTAAAGACAGAAGAAAACTCTATAAAAAAATGTCCGGGTTATTCTGAAGTATTAAAGACTTGCCCTGTTGCTCCCCACTATGTAACTCAAATTAGTTTAGGCACTCCTGAGTATTGGATAGTTGGTGGGCTTGCAACTATATATGCTTATGACAATACAGGGTCATCTACAGCATTAAATGGAGCAATAAACTCTAGTGTTACTACGATAACGGTAGATAGCACTGTAGGTTTTGAGAATGTAGGCACAATTACTATTGGAACAGAGAATATAACCTACACTGGAAAAACATCTACACAGTTTACTGGATGCACAAGAGCCGCTGATAGCACTGTTGCCGCCGCACATGATGATAATGCTACTGTAAACAGATCAACAAAGTGGTACAACATTACAAGAACTAGCGGAGGATACTCTACTGACGCTGGTGAGGGCTGGACATCAACTGTTATAGGTGGTGTGCTAGTTATGACTAACAATGTTGATAACCCACAGTTCTGGCAACTTACAGATGGCATTCCTTTGTCTAGTCAAAAGATGCAGGATTTAACAAACTGGCCTTCTGCTACAATTCTTAATGGTGCTATTAATGATTCGGTAACTACTATTACTGTAGATAGCACAGAAGACTTTCCATCAGCAGGAAAAATGACTATTGGCTCAGAAGAAATAACTTATACTGGCATAACGTCTACAACTTTTACAGGATGTGTTAGAGGCGCTAATAGCACAGCGGCGGCTTCTCATAGTGATAACGCTAGTGTTACGATTACAACAAGATGTAAATCTTTAAGAGCGTTTAGATCATTCTTGATTGCCCTTAATATAACTAAAGACGATGTAAACTTTCCCAGAGTAGTTAAGTGGAGTACAGAATCCGCAACCCAGACTATTCCTACCTCATGGAATGAGACTACGAGTACAGTTGATGCTGGCGAATTTGAATTAGCAGACACAAAAGGAGATATATTAGACGGTCTACAGTTAAGAGACTCCTTTATGATATACAAAGAAGACGCTGTATACTCTATGACTTTTGTTGGTACTCCGTTTATATTTTCTTTCCGTCAGTTGTCTCCTACTATCGGAGCCATATCTAAGAACTGTGTTGCAGAGTTTGATGGCGGTCATGCAATCTTTGGCAAAGGTAATTTTTATGTAAACGATGGTCAAAGAATGAAACCTATTCTTCCTATGAAGTTAAAAGAATATGTGTTTCAATCTATTGATGGTCAGCAAACAGATAAAAGTTTTGTAGTAGCAGACTACGGAAGAAACGAAATACTTTTTTGTTTTACTTCTGATGGTGGAGGTACTAATTTTCCTAACAAAGCAGTTGTATGGAACTATGTTACCAACACGTTTACTATTAGAGATATACCTGACTGCGCTCATATGGGCTACGGTAACGTATCTAACCCTACTACATCTACTACATGGGCTGAAACTGCTGGTTATTGGGAAACCGCTACTGGTCCTTGGACTATGAGTTATGACTTGCAGGATAAAGTTTTATTGTTTGCAGACCCCGGAAACACAAAACTGTACAGGGATCGTTCTGGAAATAAAAACGATACAACAAACATGGAGTCATATATCGAAAGGACTGGTCTAAGTCTTGATGAGTCTGGCAAACCCAACCAAAACATGGTAAAACGAATTAGCGCTATTTATCCTAACATGGCTATATCAAGCACCAATGATATTAACGTATATATTGGCACACAAATGTCTACAGAAGGTGGTATAACTTGGAGCGCTCCAGTAACATTTAATCCTAATACTCAGTCTAAAGTTTCTGTTAGAGGCACAGGAAAGTATTACGCTGTTAAGTTTGAGTCTACTACAGATATGGATTGGGAGTTAGATAGTTATGCTATTGATATACAGAATGTTGGGTCAAGAGGATCAAGGTCTTACTAATGCCTACTTATACTGATAGGGTTCAAAAGAGTGTTACCTTATATGAGCCAGGGCCAATACCTGAAAACCAAGAAGACATGGGTACATACCTTGTAACTGAACTAAAAAGACTTGGAAATATAATATATAACCAAGCGGCATTTAGATTAGAAAGAATTCATGTTGAACCCACGCGCCCAAGAGTAGGTGATATAAGGTATGCTGATGGGACTGATTGGAATCCGGGTAGTGGTGAAGGAGTTTATTTATTTAACGGAACCTCATGGTCTAAATTTTGAATGACAGTCTTTTAGTAGTTGACTCTACAGATGTTGATTATGTTTGGGATGATGTTCAGCCTTTAATAGATAAAGCATTAATACATTCTGAAGGAGAATTACTTTCAGAAGATATTTTTAAATTAATAAAAAATGAAATGCAAGCATTATGGGTTGGCATAAAAGATAAAGAATTGTTTTGTGCTGGAGTTACCGAAATAATAAAATACCCACGAAAAAAAGTGTTGAGAATAATTACTTTTGCAACTAAAAGCGGTCACGACTACGAACATTGGAAAGATTTTATAGAGGTACTTGAGGCTTTTGGCGCTAAACAAGGATGTGCATCTGTTGAAGCGTGGACTAGAAAAGGTCTTGCAAAAAAATTAAATTGGGATCACGAATACTCAGTAATAACAAAGGACATTAAAATAAAATGGCAGTAAGAACACCAATACCAATATCGCAACCATTAGCGCCAGGAATATTAGCGGCTGATTATAGTCCGTTTAGTGCTGAAGCAGGCGCAAGAAGTGGAATGACATCTCTTCCCGGCTTTTTAAATTATAATAAATTAGTTGGATTAGTTGGTTCATCCCCAGATAAATTGCCTGATTTTTCAACTTACTTTACTTCTAAAAAAGCGCTCGGCGGCCCAAAAACCATAGGATCAGGTCTTCCTATGCCAGATGTTGAAGGATATAAATATGTGTATCCCAAGTATACTTATGTACCGAGGGATGGAGAATATCAAAGGGAAGGAAATGCTTATGAAAAAGATAGAGATGCTTACGATTATTATCCATACTTCCCTACAGGAATAACAGGAACTTCGCCCATTCTTGTAGGCGTTGAGTTAATAAAGGAGTAATATATGTCAGGAGGAACCCAAACAGCAACCACACGGACAGAACCGTGGGACGCTCAAAAAGACTATTTAAAGACAGCATTTGCTAGAGCAGAAGATTTGTACTCTTCAGGCAAGATGACTCCAGCGTTTTACTCTGGAACTAGAATTGCTCCATTTGATCCTGCTACACTTGAAGCGCAGAGGTCTGCACTTACATACGCGACAGGCCCACGCCCTGCTAATCTACAGGCAGGAGCAGAAACTACACAGTTAGGTGGATTACAGTACGGTAGGGATTTAATGGATTATGGGTCTTCAATGAGAGGCCCAATGACAGAATCTCAGTATGCTAGCCTAACGCCATTTAGTGATGCTCAGTTTTCTAGTTTACTTAGTGGAGAAGTAGATACTTCAGTATTTAATCCTCTTGCTGATGCTTACAGAAACGAGGCTATGGGCCAGTTAACAGGAGAAATACTTCCGGGTATAAGATCACAGTTAGTTCAGTTTAACCCCGGAGGTAGCACTAGAGGAGATATAGTCCAGGCTAACGCTGTAGCCGCCGCTAAT